ATAGATAGAATACTAAACATGTCTAAGAACACAGACAAACACATAGTATATCTTGCTATAGACGGTGCTTACGAAGGAGATGATGGAGTACAAGAAAGATTTGTTGCAGTCGATGGTAACAGATGGAAGAAACGTGTCGAGAAAGAGTTTGTTGTATGTTTATATACAGACAACCACTATAGTAACGACAAAGTAAATTACAGATTTAGAACACAATCTCAAGGTAAAGATTCTGCAAAGAGCCCTATGGGTATGTTCGATGAACTGTATATAGACAATGACTTAAAGCAAGTTATTGATAAGTGTAATGAGTATTATAACTAAAACCAGAAACTATGTTTCCAAACCTAAACACAGTAGAAGTTAAAGAAACAACTAACTATCTACCCGAAGGAGTACACACGCTTAAAATAGACAGCGTGTCTAACTCAAATCAAAAAGAAGGATACACGGGTATCCCTTATGTAGAGTTTAAAACATCTAACAAAGATGGTGTAGCATTTCTAAAGTTTAGTGGCGTTGAAGATACAACGTCACCTAAAGCTGCGGAGATACGTACATCTATCTTTAAAGGATTTTTAACTAATGCGGGCGCAAGTTCATTTGATAACCTACCTAAAGCATGTAAAGAAGTATTAGGTAAAACATTAAATGTTTGTTTAGCAAGCAGAGAGTATTGGACTAACGATAAAGAAACAGGTCAACCTGTAATTAAATCAATAGTTGAATACAAATTTTCTAATCCAGAAGGTAAGTCTATTATGTGGAAAGATTCATATAATAAAAAGCTATCACCTACAGACCAAGCAGCATATCAAGCAGCTTACAATGCGTATGTAGGAGATAACACTGTGGATAATAGCACAGATTTACCATTCTAATATAATATGTAGTGGCCTATAATGGTTCCTTTAACTTTTTCATTACCTGATTAGGTCACTACTTATATTATGAAATTAAAACACATAGCAAAAGTAGAAAAGAATAAACTACATTTTGCTGACGTACAAAGACTTAACATGGATGTTACTAGATACAATGATAAAACTGTAGAGGTAACAATCAAAGAATATAAACCTAAACGTAGTAATCAATTGAATCAATACTATTGGGGAGTTGTCGTGAAGATTATATCTGACTATACAGGGTATACAAAAGAAGAAACACACGAGCTACTAAAGCAAACTTTTTTAAAAAAGAAAGTCCTTATAGAAGATACATGGTATGATACTACAGATAGCACTACTAAATTAAACAATAAAGAAATGCTAGAGTTTATAGAAGAAGTTAAGCAGTGGGCAGCGCAAACGCTGTATGTATATATACCTGACCCTCATGAAAAATAAAAGAATTTTTATACCAGGAAATGTACCGTCAAGTAAAAACAGTAAGCAGTGGACGGGTAAAATGCTTATACACAGTAAAGCTACAAGAAATTATATTAGAGATACAAAACAATTTTATGTAAAGCAGAAGGAAGAGTTCAAGTCCCAGGTAGTAGACCGAGCGGGAATCGAACTCTCTTATCCTTTACATATTGATATGTATTTTATAAGAAGTAGTCGTCGAAAATTTGATTACATAAATCCAGCACAAACAGTACAAGACCTTATGGTTAAATGGGGATGGATAGAAGACGACAACTGTGATATAATTATACCACACTTTAGTGGTCACCACGTAGATAAAGATAATCCAGGAGTATTAATTAAAGTTTTACATATGAATGAAGACTCACCAATTTTATGGGGTTACGGAGAACCTGAATACATGAGAAGCGAAGAACATAGAAAGTTTCTTATTGAACAGTACAACAGGAATAGACCTGCTGAAGACCACGTGCATACTATGGCACAATTAAACAGAGCATTATTAACTAACGAAATTAAAGCATTAAGCAATGGCAAGGGAAACCCACAAGACCAGGCTACTTGATTACTTAAAAAAGTATGGTAGCATAACATCATTAGAAGCTATTAGAGATTTAGGTAACACTAGATTATCTGCTACTATATTTGTTCTTAAAGATGAAGGACATAAAATAACAACAGAAGATAGTAGAGTAGCAACAAGATGGACTAACAAAGACGGAAGCAGAAAAACAACAACAGTATCTAAATATATATTAAATGGAAGCAACTAAAGAAAACGTAAAAGAAACAAAAGTTCAAGAACAAAAGGTTCCTGAACAATTAGAACTTAGAGAAGTTAAAAAGTTAAGCGATGATTACATTGTAGATGACGAAACATATTTCGCTGATAATATGTATGTAACGAATAGCATGCTTAAGACTTTACTAACTGGAAGCACATATAATCTAGAGCATTATCTTAACTCTGAAAATAAAGAAACAGAATCTTTATTAGTAGGTAGTGCATTCCATTGTTATTTATTAGAACCTAATGAGTTTGATTCTCGTTATGTATACGAACCTAAGTTCGATAAAAGAACTAAAGCAGGTAAGGAAGCATATGCAGAATTTGAAAAAACATTAGAAGGAAGAAAGCCTATACCTGAACATTATCAAAAAGCTTTTGAAAAAATCATGGAAAGATTAGAATCTCATGACAACGCAAGGGAAATGATTAAAGATGCAAAAGACCGTGAGGTAATACACTTTTGGGAAGATGTAAAGACAGGCTTAAAATGTAAGGGTAAAGTTGATGCTGAAGGTAAGGACTTTATATTAGATATAAAGACTACCAGTAAAAAAGCAGACATGGTAGATTTCCAAAAATATGCACATGATTATATGTTAGCACAACAAGCTGCTTATTATATTAACGGTACAGGTAAGAAAGACTTTTACTTTATAGTGTTTGAAATGAAAGCACCGTACAATATTGGTGTATACAAAATGAGTGATAACGCTATATCATATGGTAATGCATATGTTGATATGACTTTAAACATGTACAAAGAATGGAAAGAATCAGGAGAATCTTGGAAGCAACACCTTAATGGAGGACAAATAATCATTGTATAATGGAGAGTGTCTTTGTATATGGTACATTAAAGAGAGGTCACGGGAACCACGTCTTATTAAAAGACAGTGAGTTCCTAGGGCCCGCTTTAACTGTAAATAAATATGTAATGTATAGGTCAGGTATACCATTTGTATCTAAATCTGATGAAATTTCAAAGATTATGGGAGAGTTATACAGCGTAGATGAATTAAGTTTAAACTATTTAGACATGCTTGAAGGTCATCCTACTTGGTATAGAAGAGAAAAAATACCTATAGACTATATAAGCAATAAAGGAGAAATAAAACAAACAGATGCATGGTTGTATTTTAATGAACAGATACCAAAGAATGCAACTGTTATAAAATCAGGAACTTATGGACAAGAAGAAAAGTCGATATTACACGAACAAAAAAATAAGAGCTAAGATAGATAAGCTTTTATTTAAAAATTCTCTAGTGCAATGCACGATTGGAGAAAATAGTACAGAAGAAGAAAAAGAAAAAGCAAGAAGTCACACTCAAAAAATAGCTTATGCTATATATGAAGTTGACAAACCATTTGCTGAAAAAAACTTTCCACATGTAGATTTTTGTGAAGTATTATGAAAGCTGAAACAGAACGCGTTAATGTATCAGATACGATTCCATCACCTTGGTTTCCAGCTCAATGCGCTTTAAGAAAAATAGATACAATAAGAGATAGGGATAAAGTTGTAATACTAAGAATTATTAGGAAAGCATATCAATATAAAGATATTCAAGTTAGTATGCTTAACACAAGAAGAAGACCTTTAGTTGAAACTAATAGTATTATATCTAAAGTAATTAAACAATATTACAATTTACCCTTAGCTGTTATAGGAAAATTATTTAACAAACATCACGCTACTATATTACATTACATAGAAAGTTATGAAGAAGTTTTATGCGTTCAAAATAAACACAAAGAACTTTTTAATTATTTGGTCAATGTAATAAATGCAAACAAATACGGAGACGGTGATAACGAAAGGTATGATGTTAATTCTAAAACTTATTTTGATTTATTAAATGATTATAACGAATTAGTTGTTAAATATAAAACAGTTAAAGAACAAGTTATAAAAATTAAATCTATATTAGATGGCTAAAACAAACATGCCAATATATTTTAGTACTCTTACATACAAGATTACTCAATATGTAAAGAAGAATAAAAAATTGGAGTTATCAAAGCCATACACTCGCTCAAGTAGATAAGTGCACATAGGTAATACTATAGAAATTTTAAACAATAAAAAATACAACAACAGGGTTCTTAATATGTTAGTAAAAGAGAATGAAAAAAAACATGGTTGTATTTTATCTATAGTTGCAATTGAACCTATAGCACAATGTGGTTTTACAAATAAAAGATTCGATGAAGAGTAAGTATACAGAACAAGAAGACCAGATTATAACAGCAATAGCTGATATGTATAACAATAAAGATAAAGGACTAAATAAAGCTAAAAGAGCTTTAAGAAAAAAGTTTAATATAATTGTTAGTGAAGGTGAGCTTCGTAGAAGACTACATACTCTTAAAGAAAAGCGTGAGCAAGCTACGTGAGTGCTGCATATCTAAATCCTAGCTTTAAGCAATACGGCTAGGTTGTTCTTGTACTCGGGGGGTGGTAAATAAACTTAGTCGTCTATGCG